GTGTCGGGAGTGCCTGCAGTCAGCGAAGGCTGCCAGATGTACTGCCCGTTGCCGTCCTTGAGCTTGCGAAGTGCCTTGACGGTGGCATCGTTGGTCACCCACACCGCGTTCTTGCGGTACGGAGAGCGAAGCGCATAGTACAGGTCGATGACCTCATCGGCATTCAGGGCGGTTGCGGAAGCCGCGTTGACGCCGATCTGTGCACCCCCGGTGGCCGCGAGGATACCCAGAGGCTTGCCCGATCCGTCCCCGGTGAAGAACGCTGCCTCTTCCTTGGCTCCGATGCGACGGGCGAACTCGGTGGCGATGTAAGTCTCGATGTCGAACACGCTGTCGTTGATGAGCTCCTCGGACACCTTGATGATCGTACCCAGCTTGTAGGCGCTGATGGTCACCTGCCCGAAGCTGTCATCGCTCTCAGGATACGTTCCCTCCTCATCGATCCATGCCGCCTCACCCTTGGATGCGGAAATGGGGATCTTACGATCGCCGCTTGCGGTCTGGATGATCTTTGCGATGGAACGGAAGAGGTTTTCCTCCTCAAGCGCCTGGATCAGGGTGTGCTCGAACTCGTCCGGTACGAGGTAGCCGCCTTCGGTGTCCGTGCCAACCTGCAAGGCGTTACGCAAATCGGGTGCGTTCTCTCGGCGCCTGAGGTGGTTCCAGAATGCCTTCTTGTACTCGTCCGAAGCGCGTCCACATTTTTGTTCACCCTTGGGTGCACTGTCGGGACGACTGGTGATGGGGGAACCCACATGTGCGTTCAGCTCACGCTCGAACGCCTCGATGCGCTCCTGTCGTTCGATCTCGTGGCCCAAATCCACTATCTCGGCTTCCATTCGTTCGTAGGTGGTGGTATCCTCGGCGCTCAGGATGCCCTTGTCGTTGCGCCTGGAGTCCAGGAATGCCTTCGCCTGTTCCCAGGTCTTCGCGCGCTGTGCACGCATGTCGTTGATCTTTCCCATTGTGTCTTCTCCTATTGGGGTTTGATGAGATTCAGTCGTTTCTCGAGCTCGCCAAGGGCGGCTCTGCCTTCCTCAGGTGGTTCCTGGTCCTCTGTGTGTGCATATGTTTCGGTGATCTTGTTCATCAGTGAAATCTGAGAAGTGCGCATTGAGAACGCATACGATGCCTCATTGGATGTTTTCTTCGCATCCTCGAGGATTGCATCGGCGAAGCCCAACTCGATGGCCTTCTTGGCATTCATCCACGTCTCGTTGTCCATCAGGTGGCTGATCTTCGCCCGGGTGAGGGTCGTCTTGATCTCATAGGCGTTGACGATGCTTTCCTTCACCTCGTCCAGCATGCCGATGGCCTTTTGCATGTCCTGGTGGTTGCCATAGGCACCTGTCATGGGGTTGTGGATCATCATCAAGGCGGTGGGTGCCATCAGTACCTTCGTGCCCGCCATCGCGATGACCGAGGCAGCGCTCGCTGCGATCCCGTCGATCTTCACCGTGATTGCCCCCGGATAATCCATGAGCATCGCGTAGATGCGACTCGCTGCGATGCAGTCCCCACCGGGGCTGTTGATCCACACCGTCACCTCGCCGCTGTCGGCGAACAGCTCATCCTTGAACTGCTCGGGGGTGACATCATCATCGAACCAGCTCTCCTCGGCAATCGTGCCCGAAAGCTCAAGGATTCTCGCTCTGCCTTCGTCTTCGCTCTGGTTTTTCCATTGCCAGAACTTCTTGTTCTTCATTACTCTCCTCCTGGGATGTGTCCGTAAACTTGTCTGCGAATGCCCCTGCCCGAGAGAGGGGGAGCATGTTTCCGTTGATGAGGTAGAGGTTTCCTCCGTCCTCGTCGGTAATGAGATCCATGTCCTCCAGGATTCGGATGTCGTTGGCGCTCATCCATCCGTTCTGGCGCGCGGTGGCATACCCGCCCATGCGGCTCTGGTAGTCGCCACGCAGCAGTCCCTCGACGTTGAAACGAAAGAAATGCGTCTGCTTCTCATCAGCTGCCAACAGTGCACGCGAGAGAGATTGCTCCCAGCGGATCACCCACGGGTCGAGGGTGTATTTGACGAACTCCAGCGATTGCTGCTCGATGTTGCTGAACGAGGATTTCTCCAAGTCCCCCACCATGTGCGGAGGGACGCGGAAGATCCGTGCGATCTCGTTGATTTGGAACTTGCGCGTCTGCAGGAACTGCGCCTGCTCAGGTGAGATCGAAATCGGCGTGTATTTCATCCCCTCCTCAAGCACCGCAACCTTGTGCGAGTTGGCCGAGCCGCCGAATTGGCCCTGCCATGTATCGCGCAATCTCGTAGGATCCTTCACCGTTCCCGGATGCTCCAGCACCCCGCTGGGAGCGGCTCCGTTGGCGAAGAACTTGGCCCCGTACTCCTCACAAGCGATCGCCATGCCGATGGCGTTCTTGGCCATCGCAATCGGCGAGTAGCCCACCAACCCATCGAAACCCAAGCCGGGTATATGCAAGACCTCCGATGCATCGAGGACCACCGAGTTGCCCTTCATCGTGGGTGCATCCTCGGCGCTGGTGGTGTATTGGTAGTAGAGCTTGCCGTTCTTGTCACGATCGACCTGCATGCGGTTGGGCATCAGGGGGTACAGCGCGGCAACCTGGCCCTTGCCGTTTCGGATGATCTGCGCATAGGCGTTTCCCCAGAGCAGCAGGTGGGTCATCAGCGTCTCGCGGAATACGAAGCTGGTCATCTCTGCGTTTGGCTCGCTGTGCAGCAGGGTGTACAGCGGGTGCTCGGTGGCCTTGTGCTTGCTCGAGTCGTCGTCGTGGCGGTAGAGGTGAAGCGGCAGTCCTGCGATTGCCTCGGCGAGGATGCGCACGCATGCATAGACCGCCGTCATCTGCATCGAAGAGCGTTCGTTGACCGCCTTGCCGGATGTCGATCCTCCGAAGAGAAAACTGTATGAGGACCCACTGGTCCTGTTTTGCGGCTTGTCGCGAGTTCTCGTGACCAGCTTGGATATGAGTCCCATATGTGTATCTCCTGATTTCTAGATGAAGAGGATTCCCCTCTGCTCGTACACCGATTCACGCACCTCGTTGCCGCATCTGATCGCCCGATCCAGTGCCATGATCGCAGCCACAGCCCCGTCGATTTTCTCGGTGGACTTCTGCTTGTCCGGCTTGATGTTCCCAGCCGGGTCGGTACGGATGAAGATGTTGTCCACCATCCACCTCAGCACCGGGTGCCCCGCATGGGCGAAGGTGCGTTCGAGCACCAGTTTCATCAGTTCCTTGGTCGGCGGGCTCATGTCCTTGAAGCCCTGTCCAAAGGGCACCACCGTGAAGCCCATGCCTTCAAGGTTCTGTACCATCTGCACGGCTCCCCAGCGGTCGAAGGCGATCTCGCGGATGTTGTATCTTTTGCCCAGATCCTCGATGAAGGCTTCGATGAAGCCGTAGTGGACCACATTGCCTTCGGTGGTCTGGATGAACCCTTCACGCTCCCACACGTCATACGGCACATGATCGCGCCTCACTCGTAGGTCGAGGGTTTCCTCGGGAAGCCAGAAGTAGGGCAGCACACAGAACTTGTCCTCTTCATCCCGAGGAGGGAATATAAGGGTGAAGGCGGTGATATCGGTGGTGCTTGAGAGGTCCAGTCCTCCGTAGCATACCCTTCCTTCCAATGCCACCTCATCCACCGGAAAATCGCAGAGGTCCCATTTCTCCATCGGCATCCAACGGATGGCTTGCTTGACCCATTGGTTGAGTCGAAGCTGACGAAAGCTGTTCTCCTCGGCGGGATTCTGGCGTGCACTTTCACATGCTGCCTTCACCTTCTCCAAGGCGATGGTATGTCTCAGCGACGGGTTCGCCTTCTTCCAGGTCTTCGGGTCCGTCCAATCGTCGTTTTCATCAGCTCCATAGATGACCGGGTAGAAGGTCTTGTCGTACTTTCTTCCCTCGAGAATGTCCTTTGCCTTCTGATGCTGCTCGTAGCAGATCGAATGCTGGTCGGTTCCTGCGGTGGTGATCAAAAAGAACAGCGGCTGGGCCCTGGCATCGCCTGAGCCCTTGGTCATCACATCAAAGAGCTTCCTATTCGGCTGGGTGTGCAGTTCGTCGAAGACCACCCCGTGGATGTTGAACCCATGCTTGGAGTAAGCTTCGGCGCTCAGCACCTGATAAAAGCTGTTGGTCGGCAGGTACACAATGCGCTTGGTAGCAGCAAGGATCTTGACGCGCCGGTTCAGCGAAGGGCACATGCGTACCATGTCGGCGGCCACTTCGAATACGATCGAGGCTTGTTGACGGTCGGCTGCGCATCCATAGACCTCGGCGCGCTCCTCGAAATCTCCACAGGTAAGCAGCAGTGCCACCGCGGCAGCAAGTTCGCTCTTTCCGTTCTTCTTGGGGATCTCAATGTAGGCGGTGTTGAACTGACGGTACCCATCGGTCTTGACGATACCGAACAGGTCGCGGATAATCTGCTCCTGCCAAGGCAGTAGGAGAAAGGGCTTTCCGGCCCACACTCCTTTGGTATGATTCAGGCATTGGATGAAGGCCACCGCATGGTCGGCCTTGCCCTTGTCGTAGATCGAGTCCTTCGCCATGAAGGATGTAGGGGTGTATTTCTTCGGTTTCGGCATTGTTCTTGAATCCTCAGGGCAAACAAAAGGGACCCGGCGTGGGTCCCTTGAAGTAATGGGTACTTGTTGTCAGTTGTATGTTTTCTTCAGGCTCTCAAGGGCCTGCCTGGTATCAATGTCACAAGGCCTG